TTTTGATTTTATTATATCGTAAGCGTCTTGTATCTTCTTCTCAATCATTCCCTTGTAAATAAACCAGCCCGGAGACTGGGGTAACATACTCAGCATATCAGACTGGGGCATTTTGTTCAAACTCCTGTCGTCTTATGGTTTCCGCATCCGGCCCACCTTGAAGTCTCTCCTGTGCTTGCTGTGCACCTAGAGGATCTTGGGGTACCTCGCCTTGTGGTGGCCCTTGCTGTTGTGGGGGCTGTCCTTGCATTTCCGAGTCAGACATCATTGAACCGTCTGGCATTTGGTGCATCGCTTGCTGTCCTTGTATTTGTTGCTGTTGAGCTTGTTGCTCTTGAACTTGTTGCTGGATCATCTGCTGTTCCTGCATCATAGCTTCTTGGTCTGCCTGTGCTTGTTCTTCTTCCATCTGTTCACGTAGAAGGACACTGTTGTTCTCTAGGTTAGCCGGATGTAGGATGTTGCCCTGCTTAATTAATTCTAGCCGCTCCTGCATTTCTAACTTCCGTTGATCTTGTGCTACGGCCTGCTTCTCGTCTAACATGGCCTTAGCACCTGCTATTGCTATGCTGGACTGAGTCTGTTGTTGTATCTGCTGTTGGAGATACTGGGACTGCTGTTGGGCCGCCGCTTGAGCAGCTTGTTGTGCTTCCTGACTTTGTTCGTCTAGTTGTTTCTTTTGAGCATCCGACTGGGCCTGCATCTCCTTTGTTACTTCTTCCTCTGTCTTAAGGACTTTGTCCGGTTCCATGTTGAATGCACGGAGGAGTGGTCTGGAGAAGGCTTCCTGCTTAAGGTACTGCTTGACCTCTGGCATCTGGCCTACTACTTGTAGGAAGTTGATAAGCTGTGTGTTGTGTACTTCCTTTGCTACGTACTGTTCGTAACCTGTTGATATTGTTTCGTAGTCACCCTTAATTGTCATGTCTGTGGAGTCAACCATCAACCAGCGGTATACTGCACTGATGTTCTTGGTGATCATTGAAGATACTGACCTTACAACGTCTGCAGTCTGTCTGTTTGCATTGGAGTTAAGTATGGACATACCTGTGGCTGTCTTGGTCTGTGATGGTGACATATCTCCGTAGCCTATGCTGGTCTGGCCTGAGTCTAGGTCTGCCTCACGCTCCATCTGCTGTATCACTGACAACAGGCCGTTTGTTACGTCTGGTATCTGGACTGAAGAGAAGGAGTCTCGGACTGATGCTCCGGGTTTTACACGGAACTGCTTACCCGGATATATCTGTTCTGTGTCTGTACCCGGTTCAAATGCGTTAGGGTCTATGACCGTTAGCGGCGCTGCTGATAAGGACTTACCCTCTATCATCATAGCATAGGAGAAGTTAAGGATAGCCTGTGCATCTCTGATTGCATAGTATATACCGTCACCCCATATCGACTCAGGATTCTTCTGCCAGTTACAGAAGTGGAAGGGTAGTGTGTCGTCAAAGGGATTCTCTGCAATCTTTACTACCTTACTACCTATTACTGTTATGACTACAGGGATGTACTCAGGCATGTTCTCTGTGTCCATGTCTATGTGCCCCTCTAGGTCTTGGCTGTCTAGGCTACCCCAAAACTCTAGGACTTCAAACTTCTTCAGTCTGTTGCCAGAGGTCTCGTTGTACTGCTTAGGATGTTCACTGTCGTCATAGCCAGAGCTTACTCCTAGTTCATCATTAATGACTTCTTCTAGGACTCCCTCTATGAAGCCTTCGCCACTCTTTGCTAATTTTCTTAGTTGTATCTTACTTAGGAAGGATCGTTGAATAATGTAGTCTGCATCTTCTCCACTACTTGCCTCTGGTGATGGAAAGACATTCCATATACTCACAAACTTACATGTGGGCATTAACTCTGATTCCAGAAACGACTCAATCGCCAGTAGGTTTTCTGGAGTCTTGACTGTAGTGTAGACAGGGTAGTTCTTGTGTTCCAGAGATATTCCCTTAGTACAGCCTGTGCCATAGAGACAAAGTTCGTGGATGGCGTGTTGTACTTGCTCATTGTAGTTAGTTCTATCCAGTACGTCCCTAATCTTAAATTCCATCTGCTTACTGCGTTCAATAAGCGCATCTTCAAGCAGGTCAGGTCTGTCTGCTGGTGCTTGTATATCGGGAGGGTAAAACCTTGGCTTGCGGGAGGGGGTGATACTGAATGGTACCTTCCCGTCCTCAAATAGTAATGTGTTAATTTTAATCTTAGCTGAATTAATCTTACGCCTAGTCTGATTGACGAATATACCTCGCTCACTAGCCAACTCATTCGTCTTTGAAATCTTTGATGGGTACTTCCCTCTGTATGCATCGTATGCCTCTAGCCAATGTTGTTCGTGGTCTCTACGGAACTCCCTTGCCTCCTGAAACTTCTCCTGTACTATGGCTGCATAGTCGTTCACGTCTGTTTCAACGGTGTCTGCTTCTAGCGCCCCAACTACTTCTTCAGGGAACTCCTCTTGTGGTAATTCTTCTTCTTGATCAAATTGGGCCATGTATAACTCTTTAGTCTTTGTTGTCTAGGTTAATGTCTATAATATCACCATTTTCCATTGTAAGTACATAGTTATCTTCGCTGGTATACTTATATAGGGCTTCCATAACATCGCAGAATAACTTGGTTGTTATGACACTTCCAAAATTGTGATGTGCAACGTCTACTAAGTCTTGGAGTATCGGTTGCACCTCTTCTATAAAGTTTTCTCTGTCGGATAGGGTACTGGCTCCAAAATCAACCTCTATTACCTTTCCCATTATAGGTGGGATGGTTGGTATAGTCTTAGTTCTGGCTTCATGTACCTCCTGTTTATTTCTCTATCCCATTCTGACATTGCTGGAAACATCTTGCAACCAAAACATGCAATTGCTAGTGCCATAACGCAATCATCGTGTGAACCTGACTGAGCAGCCATTTTGCCGTTGGGCATATTTACAAATGTCTGTAGCTCGTCCAGAATCTTGGGACTCCTAATCTTTATTTCGTCTTCCCTGATTAATTCACGTAGATAGTCTATTATCAGGGGCTTAGACTTGACCGTTGTGTGGAATCCTAACTTTCTTGCTGACCTGCTTGATCTTTCGTCTAGGATCTTTTCTGAATAGAGGTCAGGGTAGATGTGTATGTCTGAAAGGAACTTCAACGTAACTAGGCCGTGGTTGTTTCTTTCTACAATCAGTTTCGCATTATTATACCATTTGCCTAAACTTGCAAGCTGCCATGCGAATAAATCGGGGTCTATCTTTACACGTATAGTTGCTACCTCGTCCATTGAGGTTGCGTCCAGTACTACGGCTACACTCCAGTCTGTGTCCCTTCCTACGTCTAGTCCCTCTGATATGTCTGCGCCTATGCGGTACTCCTTGCCGGGCTGTGGCCTTTGCCAGACCTGTAGCTCGCCACCGTCAGAGGACTCTATTAGGTACTTCTCTCCGCCACGTTGTTTCCACTTTTGGACTGGAATATGGAATCCCTCTGCAGGAGACTCCCTCTGCCTTCTTTGGGAGAGTAGTACCTGATTACTGAGGTTATCCGCATGGAAGACACCCCTACCTGTACTAACAAAGGCCTCCCGTGCGTTTGTGGGGAACTCTTGGTGAAACTTTTTTAAGTCGTTTTGACATTGAGTTTTAATACACTGTCTGCGCCAGTTCAGGTTCTCTAGGGTTACAGTGTACTTCTTCACCTCGTTTACTAGGTCGTACTCACAGGAAGTGTCCACCAGCGCTAATTCTGCATCCCCCCCGTACCTTTTATCTTGACCTAGCTCCTTGCGGAAGGCTTCCTTGTCCTCTGGTGTGTCGAAGGGCTTAGAGTAGTAGCTGTAGATGTACCATGGGAAGAAGACACTCTCCCACCCTGAGTTGCCCTCTGCTGCATCCCAGTACATGTCATGGAAGACACCGCCCACGCCCTGAGCCGTTGATTCAATTATTGCTTCTGTGTTAAAGCCCTGTACCACGCAGTTTAGCAGACCTAGGAGATAGTCCTCTCCTGAGCCTGACCATGAGGCTACCTCGCTACAGTGTAGGTAGTCAATCTTACTACCACGTACCTCCCGACCCCCTACCGTTGATAGGGAGTAGGACGAGTTAAGGCCACCCTCCTCACTCCCCCAGTGCAGGTCACGCCTGCCGCTGTACTTAAGCTGTGGCTTAATTTCGTGGGGTAGGTTCTGTTCCATAGTACGAGTCATTGCAAACATCACGTCTGTAGCGGCCTTACTGTGGGTGGTGATCTGTACCACCTTATTCTTGTTCATAGCGGCGTGGCGGAAGTACCGCCCCTGTACGTATGTTGATATACCAAAGCGCCTAGCCTTAAGCACAATCATCCTGACGTGGCCCTGCTCCTTTAACTGCCGCTCCATAATGGAGTGCATTATAGTCTGTACTTCGTTGAGTTTAAATGGAATTATTTCGCCTGTGCCAAATTCTTGGATCTTAAGGCAATTGTTGAAATAGAGTAGTGGGTCAGCCTGTAGCCGCCTTATAAGCTCTATTATTTCGGTCTCTTTCATATCTCCCTTATATGTGTCTCCAGTAGTGAAGGCCTGACCGAGGTACTAGGGGTAGCCAGACCTTCTGGGCTTGGAGACTTAGCCCACCCTAAGTCTACCTGTATGTCGTGAATATGCAAGTGTGCATGTATGCCTCTAACTACTTTATGTATATATAGGGGGGTGGGGTGGATGGGGTACCCCCCCTATTAATAAAAAGTTGTATGATTTCAGTCTTTTATCCTATTATTGGTGTGTCAGGAGATCGATCTGTGGCAGGATAGTATTCATTCCTCAAGGAAAAGATACGCAATCCATTCCTAATCCATTGCTACTGCTGTCATTACAGGAGTTATGTCCTTCGTTGTAGACTGACTAAGTAGTTGTTCAAAGGAGTGCGAGTGC